TTACGCCGAACCCTACAGGCACTTGCCGGTACGCCTAACTTCCAAGTGTGGGTAATACGCGGCGACACGGACGACGGGTTGCACATCAACAGTTTTTACTTTATCCCGCCATTCGGCAAACCCATCATGCTCGGCGAGGGCGTGGACGAATTTATCACGGCGTATCGGCTTTGGTACGAGTACGCCGACGGGCAACCTTAATGCGCTACGCCGCACGCCGGGATGCCAACGATGCCGCCATCACCGCAGCCGTGAGAGCGGCGGGGTTTACGGTGTACGATTTGGGGCTGGCAGGGCAGGGCGTGCCGGACAAACTGGTCACGGCCCCCGACTTTGCAGCCTTCCTTGAAATCAAGACCCCGACGGGAAAACTGCGAAGGGGTCAAGAACGGTTCCAGATGGCCTTTGAGCCGCTTGGGATGTGGTACTTAGCCCGTGACCCTGCCGAAACGGTTGCGTGGCTTCAGACGCGGCTGACGACGACCCAGAAGCCCTGACCCATGAGTTGATGGTGCTGGAGGTGGTGGATGTGGAACCGCTCACAGAGGCGGGGAAGCCACCAACGGGCAGGTTCTTGGATGAGGTGGGCGTTCCTGCCGTCCGAAAGGGTCTTGCCAGCCGCCCCCGTGTGGACGCTGAAGAAACCCAACCGGGGCATGATACGGGCAAGGTCATCCAACACCGCGTCGAGCCGGTCGGGTTCGATGTGTTCTAGGACATCAATGCAGCAGACCATATCAGCCTCTACGGGAGGCCCGTAGGACGGGAAGGCTGGGTCATAGGGGTGGTAGGCCAAGTCCAACCCAGCGCCCTGTAGGGCGGTTTGGAGGTGCTTCTTGCCTGCCCCGTAGTCGCTGATTGATTTAACTTCGTTGTCCACCGCCAGTTTGGCGACGATGGGGGCAAAGGCGATGGAGGCCACGCCGTAGGCGGGGTTGGTGTGCAGTTCGACCTGCTGGGCGCGGTACTCGTCGGAAATGGTGTTCATGCTTGCAACTCTCTGTGGGAGGGCATAGCATCATCGTAACCCAAAGTGGGGGGAAAAATGGCTTCGCACGAAAAAAACGCTGCTTTGTTCGTCGGCACGCTGCTGCACAGCGCGACCATCACGCATTTGCAGCACCTTGCCACGAAATCCTACGCCCAACATCAGGCGCTCGGCGCGTACTACGATGCAATCCCCGACCTTGTTGACGCTTACGCAGAGGCGTACCAAGGACGATACAACATCATCAGCGGCTACGATGTCGAGTTCCACAAGCAGCGCGACCCCAAGGCGTATGTGCGAGGATTGCTGACCTTCTGCGACGAAATCAAATCAACGCTCCCGAAAGACAGCGACCTTGTTAACCTGTTTGACGCGGTTGTGGATGCCGTGACGAGCCTCAAGTACAAACTCGAAAACTTGAGTTAATTATGCCTCGCCCTGCGCCATCACGGGTTGCCGCTGCCCTTAAACATTTTGGGGATAGGGCTGATTTACTGCAAAGTCAACAATCGGCTGACCAAAACGAAAGGCAGCGTATAGAAACTGAAATCCGGCAAACGCCGTGGTTTAAAGAGTTTGTGGCGCAATACAAAGAAGAACCAGACCTTTCACCAAACGCTGATTACGATTACATAACCGCATGGAGAGCAGGTGTGCGGCCTGAACGCGACCCTTATGACCAAAACCGTTACCATTGGTCATCCAAAACGCCAGAAGGCGTAATGCTGAAAAAGCCGGAACATCCAACGCTTTGGAAAACGCATTTCATGGATAAGACGGGGCAAAACCCGGACGCTATTGGTGTAAAAACAGAACAACAAGCCCAAGAATGGTTGCGAATGGAACGCAAATAAATAGCAATGCCACGCCATTCGCCATCACGGGTTGCCGCCGCGCTCGACTATCTCCAGCGGATGCGTGACCGTGCAACGCAATTTATAAACACGCCGGGAACCGCACGCCCTGACGAATACCAAGAGCGATTTGGAATGGCTGGCGATGCCGTGCCTTCTATCGCTCAAACAAGTCAAGCAGCGGCAGCGTTTGGGCGTGGCACTACCCGTTTACCATTTCGGATGCTTGGCACCCCGGTAGACCTTTCTGCGCTCGGCATGGCGGCTGCTGGCTATCCAATAGATACACCCGTCGGCGGTTCAGATTGGATGATTGACCAAGCCGCCAGAGCAGGACTTGCTTACCCGCGTACAGACAATGCGATGGAAGCGATTGGCGATGTTGCAGCCAGTTTTGTTAACCCAGTTGGCCCAGCAACACGCATCGGAACCACCATTGAAAGAGGCGCTGAATATGCAAAGTCAATCCCCGGATTTGAGTCACTTGGACGACCCGGAAGAAATCGCAGCATGGCAGAAGCACAGAGAGCGGCTACGCGCGCAGCAGGTGGCACGCCTGCCCTCATCGGCACCCCAACAAAATCCCTCTCCGTTGCCGGTCGCCCCTATGTTTCCGGGCCTACCAAAAAAGCCGTAAAGGCTGCGGAAAGTTACGCATCACGCCGGGAAACTTCTTACGCCCCACCGAAAACCTTTAGAAAGGTAATCCCCGAACGAGCAACCAAAATCGCCGACGCTTACGATGCAATGCCGCACACCCCGAACGACCCAAAGGTTAAGGCAGCATACGATGCGATGATTGACGAGACGCTTGACCAATGGAACGAGATTAAGAAATCGGGTCTAAAGGTCGAATTCATTCGCCCCGATATGCCAGACCCGTATGCGAAGAACCCTCGCGCCGCAATCATGGATGTGCGCGACAACAATCACTTGTGGGTGTTTCCGACTGAAAGCGGATTCGGAGGCAGCGAAAGCGCCCATGTAGATATCAGCGGCAACCCATTACTTCGCAAGACAGGCGAGGTTATCGACGGCGTTCCGGTCACCGCAAACGACATATTCCGCATAGTCCACGACTACTTCGGGCATATCAAATACGGGCATGGGTTCCGCGCAGACGGAGAAGAAAACGCTTGGAGAGCGCACTCGGCGATGTACAGCCCGTTGGCCCGTAAGGCGATGACCTCGGAAACACGCGGTCAGAACAGTTGGGTTAACTACGGCCCTTACGGTGAGCAGAACCGCAAAGCAAGTGCCGCCGATACCCAATACGCTCCGCAAAAGACAGGGTTGCTACCTGACTGGGTAATCGAAGAAGGATTGGCTGATGAGTTCTACCCAGAAACACCGCTACGGTTGCCGCCCACCAAAATCGCAGCAGGGTTAACTGCATACGGTGAAGCAAGAAAAGAACGCAAGTAAGTTAACCCAAGGCAACAACGGCAAAGATAGTTTCATTAGATAAACAATCGAGATATATTAACCCCGGTATGCCAGCAGGAAGACCCAAAGGAAGCCCGAACAAGTCAACCGCCGCCGCACGGGAGGCGATAGCCGCTTTTGTGGACAACAACGCAGAGCGACTACAGGGCTGGCTCGACGAGATACACGCAGAGAAGGGCGCAGAGGCTGCGTTCAAGTGCTTCAGCGACCTGCTCGAATACCATGTGCCTAAACTTGCACGCCACGAACACAGCGGCGTAGATGGCGGAAAGATTGAGATTGAGGCGACATGGGGCAAGCCCGAGTGAAGCAGCGCGTCCTGCTGCCGTATACGCCCCGCAAAGCCTTCCTGCCGTTCCATGAGCGCACCAAACGCTGGGGGTGCCTCGTCGCGCACAGAAGAGCAGGAAAAACTGTCGCAGCGGTTAACGACATCATCCGCGCAGCCTTCATGTACTCGGGGCCGAACGGCCTGTTTGGCTATGTTGCCCCGTATCAGAATCAGGCACGGCGCATTGCATGGGACTACTTCAAATACTTCGCTGAACCGCTCATCAAGGAGTCCAACGAGCAGCAGATGACTATCACGCTGGTTAACGGCTCGAAGATAGGACTGTTCGGCGCTGATAACGCAGATGCGATGCGTGGCCTTGGGTTCAGCGGCCTGTACCTTGACGAGTACGGCGACTTTAAGCCGTCGGTGTTTGGCAATGTGTTGAGAGCCGCCCTCGCTGACAAGGGCGGTTGGTGCGTCTTTGCAGGCACTCCGAAGGGACGCAATCAGTTCTACGACATCTACCAGACAGCCCAACGCCTGCCCGACGAATGGTTCCTGTTGCGCCTACCTGCCAGCGAGTCAGGGCTGCTGCCGCAGGGTGAACTTAACGCAGCGAAAGCCCAACTGTCGGAAGACCAATACCTCCAAGAGTTTGAGTGCAGTTTTCAGGCGGGTATCCTCGGCGCGTTTTTTGGCACAGAGATGCGACTGGCAGAGCCGCGTATTAACGAGCGTGTAGTCTTTACGGAAGGGTATCCGGTACACAGCGCGTGGGATTTGGGGTATCGAGACGATACGGCAATATGGTGGTATCAGGTGGTGGGCGGCGAGGTGCGCGTCATTGACTTCTACGCAGTATCGGGTGCAGACATCCGCGCCATTGCAGAAGTGGTTGTAAACAAGGGTTATCAGTACGGCAAGCATCACCTGCCGCATGACGCACGCGCCAAGAGCCTACAGACGGGCCGCAGCATCGTAGAGCAGTTGGCCGACCACCTCGGCATCAACCATTTGTCTGTGGTGCCGAACATCGGCTTGCAGGACGGAATCCAAGCAATTCGCCAGATGTTGCCTCGAACTTGGTTCAATTCCGTAAAATGTGGCGACGGAATAGAGGCTTTACGCCAGTATCAACGAGAGTATGATGAGGACAAGAAAGCGTTCAGGGCATCACCCCGACACGATTGGACATCACACCCTGCCGACGCTTTCCGTATGCTTGCCGTTGCGTGGAGGGCTGAACCGTCCGCGCAGAGGCCGTTAGAGAGCAAGACCTTGATTGTTGGGCCACAGAACGAGGTCACGCTAAACGACATGTGGCAGGTTCACGAGCGTAGC